AAGTTTTCAAAGATGAATTTATTTGAGGTTGCAAATTTCTGTCTTAAATTAAACTGCCTGTTATTTTCGTAATTGTCGATTTGATTTAAGTACCCTGCAACATCAATACCATTGATATGTACTTGCAGTTTCTTAGTGTTGTTTCGTGCTGATTCCACCCACTTTGGAGCGGGTAAATTGATAATCGAATAGATTTCTTCAATTGACTTTATCGCCATTTGATAAATTGTTTTAAAACAATAGCAAAGTTATAAATAAAATCTATTAAACAATTACTATTAAAACAAATTTATTTTTAAGCAAAATCTATTGATAATTTTTAGGCATAAAAAAAACCGGAGAGTTAATCCGGCCTTTCTAAATCTTTCAACCATTTATTAATGGTTTGTTTTATCTCTGCTGCCATTTCCGACTTTACCCGGAAACTTATAATAGTGTGCGGTTCTCCTTTGGGGCGGCCTGAACCTGGTCTTTTGCCGCCCCATTTGGAATTTTCAATGCTCATTGTTTGTACGCATTTAGGCCTGAATTGAAATTTTCATCAGATATTTCAACGTCTGATTGAGGAACTATTTCATAGTCTGCCTTTCCATTTTCTGAATAGGTAGAATAAATTTCTTTAAGAGCTTGTTTTGCTTCTTTTTTTGAGTTATACAAAAAAGCCCAAGTTCCTTCAATAACTTCTGTGTTTTCTCCTACTAATGCTGATTTCATTTTTATTTGATTTTTCTCTCCGGGTTCGTTCCCTTTGACTTGTTTATAAAATAATCCATTCTTTGTTATCTAAAAATATTTGAGCCTGTTTTAAACTTACCCAAGCCATTTTCATTTTATTAATCCCATTACCACCATGAAATTGAAACCCTACAAACCAACTTACTCTTGTTTCTGTTGCTTTTGCTATTTCAATTACCATTCCGGTTGAACCTTGAATTTTTGTACCTTTTTTTAAATATGTTGCTTTCATTTTGTTTCTTTTTTTTGTTGTTTCTTATGATGTAAAGATAATACAATTATTTGAAACTTATATACAAATATCAATTTATTTTAAGTAAAAACGCTAATTTATAATCATTCTAAGGAAACTAACGATAAATTAACTTAATGGTTTTGTTTTACTGATAGCAAAGTATCATTTTATTACAATATTCCGTTACCAAAACGGCTGGTAAATTCTGTCATGTTCCATCACCACGTAACGAAGCGCCGCCAATCCGTCCGGCTCGTGTCCGTCTGGCTCTGGAATTATCTTTCCATTGGTATCAACTTTAAAAAAATACTTTTCGATTCCTTTTTTAACATTGATTGAACGTTCTGTAAGGTAAATATCATAACCCCGTAGCTTTTTAATCCCATCTATAACGCTTCCTGTGCCCTTTTTTACGCCTTTAACATTATAACCATGCTTTTGCATATCTTCGATTGAAGTTTTGCCCGCACTGTCTGCAATTATCATTTGCCCTTTTGTGTGGCCAATCATTTCTAACTGGTCAACAATTGAAAATCTTTCAGCCCCGTTAATCTTTTCAGGCATTAAATTATTCAAACAAAATACTTCATCTACATATAAGCAGTTATCTTTTTTCCAAACATTGATAAATATTGTCGGGTCTGGTGATAACCCGAAATCTATTCCAGATGGGATTCTTTTGGCTGTTTCCGGTATCTTATCAATAAATTGGTAGTTATATATCCTGCGCTCTGAATAGTAGCCTGTTTGCCCTAAACCGTAAACACGGAACCATTCTTTATTATCCCGCCTTGATTCTATGAAATTAACTTCACTTTCGGGGCACATTTCATTATCTTGATAGGTTACAACTATCTGGCTGCTGATTGGATTTCCTTTTTCATCTTTTAGTTTTGGTATTTCGGTATGTGCCCAAAATTCAAAGTCAGGATTATAATCAATGTAAACGTCAGAATGTGTCCGGCCAATGTAAGTACTTGCAACTTCCCATCCTATTTTGTTTGCTTCGTTAATGTAAAGTTTTCCACGTCTTTTTGACTTTCCGGCCTGTTTCTTTTGGTCTGAAACGTATCTGAATTGAATTACGCCTCCTTGGTGCGTCAGGTTATGTTCTGACTTGTTGTAGTCTTTATCCCAGTCTAAACCGGCCGATTCGTATAAGAATTTAAAGTCAGCTATTGCGCCGTCTTTAAGGTTATCATAGGTATCTGAAACTACCGTTGTAATGTCTTTATCCCGTGCGCAATCTTCTAAAATGATTTGAGCTATTGAAATGTTCTTCCCTGCTCCCTGTCCACCTTGAATAACTTTAATTTTGCTTTTTAGTTGTCGGATTTTGTAATATGTTGAAGTCCGGTAAATCACTCTTTGGGAAATTGTTTTGAAACGTTTTTGTACTCAATTACCTGTTTTTGATTGGTGTCAACTTCAATTTTATCGCCATATTTTTTAGGATGAAGTTTAGAAAGTAACCATTTCCTTGTATCAACTCTCAACCTATCCCTGTTGATTACATTATGATTTACAATCTCTTTGCCGTCTTCTGTGGTGATAATATCGCTATCAATTGCATCAGCTATGTTTAACGTTTCTTCTGCCATCATTTCAGCCCTCAATTCAGTCGCGCGCGCGTATTTTTTTGAGCGCGTTTCATTTGAATCAATATAAGCATAAAAAGTTTGAGATGACATTCTATTTTTCAAAGCTGAAAATAAAGAAGTTCCATTTTCTGAAATATCGTTTATAATTTCATTAAATAGCCTTTCTTTTTCTTTATCACCTAAATTAGCTGCCATACCTACAAAATTACAAAATATTTTAATCTTTTCGCTGTTCGTTGTAAATTACCTTTTCTTCCATTGCTTTCAATAGCTCAATATCAAAGTGTTTCGCCATCGCAAATAGGACTAAAGCACAATCTGCCATTTCCATTCGACATGATTTTTTTGAAATGTGAAAATGTTTTAAATCATTCGAAAGTTCAATAGTTTCATGTTCCAATTTTTCAACAAAGTCAAAGTCGGTTGTTTCTGGTTTAATCAATCCACGTTTAACAGTTGCTGAGTAGTTGCGTTGTATTATTTCCTGTAGTGTCATAATTTTAGTTTTAAAACATCCGGGCGGCTATGGTTGGCCAATTTACCCGGATGTATATCACGAAATTTAAATCAAAACAATTTCTGTTGAGTATCGGTTACAAATCTTGCTTTTACATCTGCTAAATTTCTAACCGCCTGTTTGAAGTAGCTTTCTTTTAGTTCAATTCCAATCGCTTTACGTCCCATTGATACAGGGCTGTAAACTTCGCTTCCAACTCCCATAAATGGCGTTAAAACGATTTCACCGGGGTTTGAGTATAATTCCACTATTCTGTCAATAACATCCAATTGAAGCGGGTGAACGTGCTTTTCGTCATCATCTTCCCGTGCTTCTTTGAACTCTAAAACAACATTTGACCGAATGTCATCCCAAACAGGTGACATATAACGCTGAAAAATAACATGGCTTAATTTATTTGTGGCACCGTCTGTTGAATTTCTGTTTCGTGCCTGAATGTGTTCAAATTCGCCATATTTTTCAGTCATTGCCCTTTCTCTGGTTGTTGAGAAATCTAATAACGGTTTTGCCCCGGCATAATGAAATAACCCGCATTCATGGGTAACAGGTGTTTTGTTTTCTCCTCCTTTTCTGAATATTAAAACTTGGTCAGGCAAAGCAGGGTAAACGAGTGTTGAATCTTCGCAAAGCTGTTTATGCTTTAAGCTGTTTACCATTGTCCGGTTCCTGACTTCTAAAGGTTCTTTAAATACGGTTATCCGGTTATTGAAAGTAAAACCATATTTTAAATGAAGCTCAATTATTTCGTGAGGGAAATCCCAAATATTATGCTTTGTAGTGTGCAAAAGTATATCCTGACAATGTACCGCAGTAATTCGCCCCGGTTTTGTAACTCTTGCAATTTCTTTTATCAAAAATTCATACTGAATTAAAAACTGTTCTTTGCTTTCGCAGTTTGAAAAGTCGTTTTCAGAACTCGAATAATTGTAAAGCCCGGCAAAAGGTGGCGAATAAACTGATAAATCAATACTTTCTGATTCAAGTTTTGGTAATACGAACATATTGTCTGAACAATAAAGCGCGTAATTTTCTGTGATAATTTGTTCTTTTACATCCATGTTGGTAGTTTTAATGATTTGTTAAATGTTTCTTTTTTAAATTCAATATTTGAGTTTAGGTGGCTGTTTAGTCTGTCAAATAATTCAATTGCTTTTTCTGTTTTCAATTCCAGCGCATCAATTACCCTCTGTTGTCCATCGGATAAAACCAAATCACAAAGTACTGGTTTTGTTTGTCCGAATCTCCAAAATCTTCTGATAGCTTGGTAATACTGTTCATAACTCCATGTCGGGAAAAATACAGTATGATTACAATGTTGCCAATTTAAACCAAAAGCGGTGATTCTCGGTTTTGTGATAAGTTTTTTGATATTCCCGTTTGAGAAATTAATCAAAATATCTTCTTTCTTTTCCAAATCCATTGAACCGCGGATCTCGTAGCTGTCTTTGTCAAGTTGTTTAAGTAAATCACTTTCATAATTGAAGTTGCACCAATATACAGAAACATCATGATTTCCAGCCAATTCAACCGCCTTTTCACATCGCTCTGTAATTGTCATTTGTTGCTCTTGTTTTACCTCTGTCATTGTTTTGGCAATTTTACCAAACATTAAAATCTGATTATTTACAATCCAATTTTTGTTATTTTTTACATAATTGTAATTTTTGGTTAATTCCGGTAAAACAAACAAACTGTCATCAAAACCCAAATCTGACGGTTTTCTCATTGATATTGACCAACTGGAAACCCATTTGAAAAAATTATCTGTTGCGTGTGGTTTTAAATACCATTTTGAGGCAATCTCTTGAGGTCTGATATTGTTTTCATTGTTAGCAAAAAACTTTTGTAACATTTCCATGTAACCCATATATCCAAGTGCTTCTGAACTGGTTCCCAATTCAATAAAATCATTCGGAGACGGTGTTGCAGTTGCTAAATAACGGTATTTTACTTTTTTCAAGAATGTTGTTACCTGTTGCTTTATTGCCCCGTCAAAGTTCTTTAAAATACTGCTTTCATCCAAAATAACACAATCAAAATCAGTTGAGCTAAAATGTTCCAACCTTTCATAATTGCAAAGGATTATTTTACCTTTTATTTCACCATGTTTAGAATGATAAACATCCGGTATTCCAAACTTTTCAGCCTCTTTTAAATGTTGCTGAGCTACTGCCAGCGGTGTGATAATTAAAACAGGCTTATTTGTTTCTTTTACAAAATTGTGAGCTATTGTAAGCTCAATTATCGTTTTACCTAACCCGGTGTCCAGGAATACAGCACATCGGCCTTTTTTGATTGCATATTCAGAAACATACTTTTGAAAATCAAACATTTTTTCAGGTAGAAAATTTGTTTTGATTCCAAAATCTATTCCGGTATGCCGTTTTGATTTTAAGAAATCCTCATAATTCATTTTTGTTTTGATTTAAAATTTATAATAGAATAAAATCTCCGTTACTGAATGATACAATGTTTCCGCTGATTGTAAAATCAAACACCTGTTTTCCGTTCCTAAAAAATGATACTTTGTTTGTTTTTTTGTCTTGTAAATAAGTAGTTTTCATAATGTAGTTTTTAAATGTTGTTTCAATAGTGTAAATTTAAGCATTATTTAGTTAAGAATCATTCTAAATTAGCTCTTTAGCCATTTATGAACGTAATTTAAAACGGTTCTAAATAATATCTATCGTTTTTTAGGTTTTGATATTGGTTTGTAACTCGGACAGGTGTTTACAATTTCATCCCGGAAATAACTTTCAAAATTACATTTTCCTGACTTTGTGCAGGTTTCGCAACTTTTTTTCATATCAGTTCGAAGTTTTCAATTTTTCCTACGTTCAACATTCCGTTTGATGTTTTGCCGTAAATCAATCCATTGTGGATACCTATAACCTCTGAATAAATCCCAGTTTCTTTGTGCCTTACTTTATCACCTTTTTTTATTTCGGCGGTTGGTTTTGGTTTTGCAAGTCCTTTTAAAAAATCTGAAATATACATTTTAAAATGTTTTAGTTAAAAATTCAAATATCTCTTTGCCGCTCACTATTAATACAGCTAATACAAAGATAATCAAATAAATGAGTATTGCCGCTGATAGTGGGTTAAATTTTGGTTTGATTCTTTCTTGTTTCATTTATTACAATTTATGCAAAATTAGTACTTCATAATCCCGGTAAACTTCCGGCCTGTTTTTCTTGCACCAGGCTGTAAATGTTGGCACAATTTCCGGCAAAAGTAGCGGTTCTGGATTTATGCAAAAAATCGTGTTTGCGTTATCTCCTTCGATTTTTTCCCCAAACTCTAATACTCGTTTTTCTGCCAATAATTCAGAAACTCTTTTTTGAGTTTGATTATAAGTTAATCCGATACGCTCAGAAAGTTCCCTGATAGTCATTTTGCGCCCCATCAGTCCACTTAAACACATTTGTTTGTGTGTTTCCCTGCGTTCTTCATTTTCAGCGTTAAAATATGCCTTATTTGCAGCGGATGTTTTCATTTTAACCTCCTGTATTTTCCGTTTTTATTAATCCTTTTCTTTTCGATGTAAATTCCTTTGAACCCTGAATTCATACTAAAAACAGGGTAACGGCTTTTTGATAGTTCCTTTTCGATATCAATGCAATTACCCGGGAATTGCAAATTTAAAAGTTTGTAAACTTCTTCGATGCTTTCAGTTTTTACGGGCTTGATTTCGTTTTTCGATTCGATAACGACTAAATAGCCTGTTTTGTTCTGGTTTGAAAATGCCGGAACTGTGAAGCTCAACAGCATCAATAAAATAATTAGTTTTTTCATTTTGTTTGTATTTGTTTTTTTAACTTTTTGTTTCTTTTCTCGTTGTTTT